TCTATTCTTTGGGATTTTGTAACACCTTCAACTTCTCTTTCTTTTTGTTCAAGATCATTAGTTGTAGTGCCTGTTGGTTTTGTCAACTCGATGTCAGAATAGAAACCAGATACCATCTGTTTTCTTAAATCGTTTTCTGACATCTTGACAACATGGATGACTGCTTCCGCATCGTCTAATGAGGTAGCCGTATACGGAACAACAAGGTCATCTGCTGGAACAAACTTTGATACAGCTCGTCCCAATAAATCGTCGTAATAAACTTTTTTAAATGTAGAACCTGCAAGTGGTAAATAAAATAACATCTGATCAAAGTCGGGTTCGTATTCTTTCATTTGATCCATCAATTGATAGTTCATAAAATTTTTAACTCTTTGCGCTTGCATTTCTTTTTGTGGATCAGATTTACCCATGACCATAGTTCTAACCGGTCCATCTGCAGGTAATAATTCTTTGTAAGCTAAAGCTTGAAACTGTGTAACAGCTTCTGCAAGAACAGGGTGTGTTGCACCAGATGCTCCTTGAAACGGTTCAGTTCTGTTTGTGTATTTAAATCCTAACAAATCTAAACCAGTCATGTATGCTTGTTCCCATTCTTTACGAGAAGTCTTGTATTCCATGTAATCGTTTTGTAATCGATTACCAATCATGTCTGTGTCGTCTTCTGGAAGTAATTCGTTTAAGTTTGCAAAATGATCTACCTCTGTTGGTAAAGGCATTGCCATAGGGTCAAAGTCAACTGTTGCCCCTTCTTCGTCTTCTGTAATTTCTACTGGTCCTTTTGGTGTTTCATCGATTTCCGTAACGTTAACTTCCTCTGCAACTTCATCAGGACGTTTTACGTTAGGGAGACCTTTATCTATTTCTGCCATATATGTTCTCCTAGACTTTCTTAACTTGTTTTTTACCTAATTTCAACCCTTGTGATAGTGGCCCTTTTTTAGGCGGCACTGACCACCATTTAAAAGCCGGGTTATTATAAACGCTAGCTATCTTTTGTGTATTAGTTTTTTTCTTAGTTTGTTGTTTTTTATTTTTATTCATCATGCTGATACATCCATAAGTTCTTGTTGTTCTGCGAGATATCTTTGATACGCTTCTGGATCATTTTTTCTCATCTCATTAATTCTTTGTTGTTCTTCATACCCTAGTTTGCCTAGTTGATAAAGTCCTTCGCCAGCTAGTGTTGCAATACCTAATGGTTGTGCAAACCTTGCAGCTCTCATAACGTTAGCAGGCGTAAATACACCTGGTAATCTTAAACCAGCTAGTGTTTCAATTCCTTTTCTAACCGCTGGATTTTTTATAGTATCGAGTCTACTTGTTAAAGCTTTTATACCTGACGGTGCGAGCGCAGCTTCTGCACCAAGTATGGCTCTATCTAAAGATTGTGTTGGGTCAACTCCTAATCCAACGTTTAAACCAACAAGAGCAGTAGGAGAACCTAAACTACTTCCTATATCACCAATAACTCTACCCATAAGTGATGGATCGAAGAATGGGTTTGAAAATATTCTGGCATCACCTAATTTCATAGCTTTTTCAGCTTTTGCTAAATTTTTAGGATCTGATAATTCTTTTTCAATTTGTGGAAGAGGTTTTAAATCTTTAGGTATTTCAAAACTATATCCAAAATTTTCATAATGATTATTAAAAAATCTACCATATTTTTTGTATGCATCTTTATTTTTTACAGAAATTCCTGGAGACTTATCTGTTATTTTAGGTAAAGTAATTTTTTTAGCACCTGGTCTAGTATCTGTGTTGAATCTTTCTTCATAGTTTTTAGCAGCGTTATTATAATTTTTAATTGCTCCTTTGACATCACCATTATTAGCTATAGCCTCTTTTACTTTTTTTTCTAAAGTTGTAGACAAACCATCCCAAGATCTTTTTAAATTTTGATTTATATTTCTGTCAATAACTTGTCCAAAAATAGAATAGGGTTTTGATCCTAAAACATAACTACCCGTTCTTCGTAATGCTTCATCTACATCAAAACCTTTTATGTCTCCACTTCCTAAAAGATTCTGTATTCTATTACGCAATCCCTTTAATGATTTTTCACCTACAGATTTACCAATCGATCTATCTACAATATCCGATGGTAGACCGGACTCCATAAAAAAAGTTTGTAAGTTAGCAGCTTTAGTTTTATTTATTTTTGGAATTCCTTCAATGCTTCTAGAACCATCTGGATCCATAAAATCAAAAAGCTGAACTAATTTACTTCTGGCTTCTGTTATTGGCATTTTTAATTGTTTTGAAATTTTTAAAAGATCGGCGTCAGTTGCTTTTCCTTCTCTTATAATTTTTTTAACAGTCGGATTGTTATATACTTTTTTCATACTTTCTTTAGTTTTTTCTAAAGTTTCAGGTTGAAGTCCTAAAAATTTTTTATTTTTAAAAAGATCTCTTAACCCACTATTGTAAAATTCTTCGTTTGATAAACCGTATTTTTTTATTATTTCTTTTGCTGTTACATTTGGTTTTAAACCAAATTCTGTAAACTCTTTTAATTTTTTGGGGTCATTTAATATTGCTTTTGCTTTTTTAAATTTCATACTAGGATCGCCTTTTAATCCTGTTGTTTTTCCTTTTGCTATTGCTTTTATTTGTTCGCTAGTTAAATCTTCAAATTTTTTTCCATAAAATTTTTTTGCAATTTCTTTGTCGGCTTCTGTTGGAACGTAGTCTCTTTTATAAAGAAATTGAGTTTCTCTTGCTCCTGTAATTCTTCCATTTTTTATAGCATTTCTTTTGGTGGCATTTTCTGAAGTTTGAGGTATGTCGGAAAATTTTTGACCTGTATTTTTTTCCCAAGTTTTAATATTGTTTTTTTGTTCTTTAGTTAGTTCTGTTTGTAAATATTTTTCTTTTACTAACTTTGCTTTAGCAAACGGTATTCGTCCACCTTGAGCCATGGCGCTTGGTTCACGGACATAGCTTTCCTCGTACATATCTAAAATAGAATCTACGTCGTACTCTTCCATTACTCTCCTAATAGTCTTGCAATACCGCCGGATGCTTTTTTAGTTTTTGTAGTTTTGTCAGAAGTTTCTTCTATGATTTCTTTTTTTATAATTTCACTTATATCATCAGCATCGGCTTCTGTGCCATCCATATCAAATTTAACTTCGTATTCATCATACTCATCTGCTAACGTTCCACCCGTGCCTTCGTCAGCCATACCTTTACCAGATCTATATTCCATAACACTTCTGTTAGCGACACCATCAACAACTTCATCTTCACCAACCATAACTCCACCTGTTTTGTCTTTTACAATTCTTGCATCGCCAGTTACAATATCTTCTGTTAATGTATAATCATCACCATTTATCCCTTGGTAAGAATATTCATCAACTCTTTCTTGTGGTCCAAACTTAGATTTTTTACCAAACATTTTAATTTTAGAAACTAAATCAAAAAAATAATCAGGTGCCCCTGTTACTGTTTCTTTTACCATTTCTACTTTTGGCCCTGCCTCTTGTGCAAAATTAATCAATCCTGTTTTAAGTGCAGCTAATCCTGCAGCTCCAGCACCAGCAGCTTTCATAAATTTACGTCTTGCTTTGTTTGCAAGTTTACCTTTTGAAAAACCTATACGACCACCTTCTGCATATTCTTTTATAAATTTTGGTGCAAACTGATTAAATTTCATTTTACCACCATAGTCTTTTTTATATCTTTTAAAATGTTTATGTAAATCTGTTTGCATTTGTTTCATATACTCTTTGTGACTCGGAGCACTATATCCACTTGAAAACGGAACTCTTATGTTGTCATTATCTTCAGCAAGTAAATAATTTAAACCGGTTGATGTAGTTGCCTGACCACCTGGTGACATTATTCTTGTTCTAGCCATCAAGGCGTCTGATCCGTGACCAATATCAGATAAGTTTGGTTCAACGTCAACCATACCACCTGTGTAGTATCCTACGATACCACCTTTAGCATTTGGTTCTAAATCTGTAACGTCATAATCAGAAAGTTCAATTCGTTCTTTAAAATCTTTATCAATATATTTATTGACAACATCTCTTTGTTCTTCAGGAGACATTTTAAGTATTTTTTCTACTTCTTCATCAGAAACATTAAAGTCTTTTTGAAATCTTTCTTTGTTTAATCTAAATTTTTTTGGTTTGTCATATTGTTTTAATGGGTCTTTAGGATTAAATGGTTTACCTTGATCATCTATTGGTAGTTTGACTACAGTATCATCAAACACCTCATCTTTAATTTTTATTTTTTCAATTCCTGATGCAGGTCTTTTAAAAATACTATCTATCTGTTTTTGAAACAGTTCTGTTATTTCACCAAACTCATTTTTAGCAAACTGCATAATTGCTTCTTTGCTTAATCCTTGATTAGCAAGAGATCTCGCTGCAGTTAAAAATCTTTTTATAGCTTCACTTTTCAATGACATTATCCGTAGTACTCCATCTTCCTAGGTTCTGTTTTTTCGTCTTCGTAATCTTCTGGATGGGTTAGGAAGCCTCCCTGCCTGAATCGCATAACAGCCATAGTTGTGCTATCAACTAGGTCATCATGATCTCCGTATGGAAATGACGCGCATTCCTCGATAACTTCCTCTGCAAACTTCATATCAGGGGCCCAAATTTGACCTGCCTCAAAGAGCGGTGCACAAGAATTTACACGGACGTGCTTATCATTACCACGACTTGGGGTAAATGTCATCACCGGAATGTCCATTTGTCTTAATTCGTGTGTTAAAGGAGTTCCAGATGCTTTTTGCTCTACGATTACTAAATCAGGGTTCCAATATTTATATTGATCTAACGCAACACGACGTAGTTCTGGAAATTCGTACCGATCTTTTAACGAATCTAATAAAATTAAATTAGCTTTGCTATCTTCGTTAGGATAAAATACTCCCCACGTTGTAATTGCGCTGTAATCGGCTGTTTCTTTTTTTAAAAACGCCGTATCCATAGACATAATTACGTAATGACAGTCTGGTAACCAATCTTTGTCCCATTTTTGCCACCACTCACGTTTTAAAATAGCTCCTTCTTCAGAAGTTGGGTTTTGCATCCATTGTGCATTCCATTTTCCAACAGGCAAAGTTGCTTTTACTTTTTCTAGCTCGTCTAATTTCCAAAATTGTGGCCAAACTGGTTCTTGTTTATCTCCGTGGTCCATGATTGCTGGAAATTCAACCAAGTCCCACTGATCACCCTTAATTTCTTTTTGATTATCGAGTAAAATTCCTGTTAAATCTTTTTTTGACCAACGTGTCATGACTAAAACGATCTTGGCTCCCGGTTGAAGACGTTGTCTTGGACCAGATGTGTACCATTCGTAAGCAGATTCCATCGCCGTTGCCGACAATGCGTCTTGTTCCGAGTGCGGATCATCAATAATCAAGAGGTCTGCACCACGGCCCGTGATTGCACCGCCAACACCAGCTGCAAAATACTCACCGCCTTGTTCCGTTTCCCATCGTCCAGCAGCTTTTGAGTCTTCTTGTAGTGTAGTTTTAAAAATTTTTCGATATTCTTCGGAGTCAATTAAGTTTTTTGCCTTACGTCCGAACCTTACTGCAAGTTCTCCGGTGTGTGTTGCCTGTATAATTTTTAATTTTGGGTTTTTACCTACCATCCATGCTGGCAAAAGGTAACTTGCGAACTCAGATTTAGTATGTCTTGGTGGCATGTTAACGATTAATCGGTTAATTTTACCTGAAGCAAGGTCATTGAACTTCTGTGCAATAACTCTGTGATGGCCGCCTTCTATGAACTCGGGCCAAACAGCTTTGACAAAGGCCATAAAATCATTTTGAGCCTTACTTTGAATTTGTTTTTGTGTATGCATGACATCCACTTTTAACAATTCTTTTCTAACGTCTTCAGGAAGTGAGCTTAAATCTAGATCGTCTAGGTTAACTTTGTTTATATCTATCATAAAAAATTTTTAAAAAATTTTTTGCACCTTTTTACCAGTGAAAAAGTATTTTAACAGCAATAACTCTGTAAATCAAGCATTACAACCTAGAGTAGTGGGACCCCTTTTTTTGTAAGGGGGATTGACTTTAATGATTCGCGGTTATTTCGGATTGTGTCTGGGACCACTATCGAGGCCCGTTAGGGCCTCGATACTAAGAGAGTTTTAATCTAGTAAAACCATGTAAGCCTTGGCATTGTTTTTCATAAACCAATCAAGGCGCTTTCTCATGTGCTGCCAGTGTTTACTTGCACCAGTGCCTAGAGTCTTGTCCTCAACTGTTGCCATTAATTCATGCATAAATATTTCGTCATGAATTCTAGCCTCTGTTGGTGTTAGCATAACAGACTCACCATTAAATCTGTTAAGTCTTTTTTCTGTTCTTTCTGTTTTTGTTTCTGTTGTCATATCTTGGATAATATAGGATAAGTCAAGCATTGTCAATAGCCTGTATTACTTTTTGTTTATATGGATTGCCTCGCCAATCGGTCCTAGTTTCTACCTGTACTTCTATCGGTGTTTCAAGAGCCTCTGGTCTTGGTGCTATTGCAATAACTTTATCTATATGTGTTTGAATATAATGCAACATACAACCTTGACTGCAAAAATATTTAGTCCAATAATCTCTATTCCAATTATTTTCTGCAATCTTTCTGGTCCTCAAAACCTTTGAGCCTTTAACACCTCTTATTCTATCCTGTGTGTGATGTTTATGACAACTCGGACCATGACACCAATTATAGTCTGTCATGTCTACCTCGCTCATTATACTGTGGTAGCATTGCCCAAAACATAAAGACACCACTTGCAGTAATTAATAATCCAAGAGTAAAATCATAATGTAATGCTAGAATTACACCTAGCATTAAAAGTATGTACCCACACAAACCAATTAATAATTTCATTAGTGCCTCACTTTCCAACTTGTAGTCGCAGTTCTATAACCATGACTATCTAAGTCATAATAAACATAATAAGGGACACCTTGTTTTGATGTTCCATATCTGCTTTTCTCATCGTGTTTGCCTCGTCTAGTAATATGTTTTTTATGCTTACTAGCCCAATAAGTTATATAAAATGTTTTAGTCATATTTCTTTCTCTCTTTCTGGGACTATCCTATATTATAGAATAGTCCCTGTCAAGTGTTAATTTACAGATTGTTGCATTTGTTGTCTTGCAATAGCAATTTTCTGTTCTCTAGTTAAAACCTGTTTATCTTCCAAAAGACTAGCCAAATTATCTGGACTATAAATTGAAAGTGCTAAACTAGAACTTTCATTCAACATTGTTTCATTTAAAACAACACCAACTTTATCTGCAAGTGCTTTTGCTTGATCAAATGTTCTGTAAGATTTTAAACCTAATCTTAAAGTTTTCATTTTGCCCTCAACATAACTATACATCTGTTCATGCTCTTTAATTACATTGTCAGCACTAGCAACATACATCTTAAAGAAATTCATAGTGTTCTCATCAACTTTGAATTGTCTTGACCTACAATAAGATGTCCCAATTACCCAAAGTTTAAAATCATTTTCCCATTTTGCTTTAGGTGTAATTACAGATTTATCATCATTTGAAGATGTACTGAAACCCAAAAATTTATTTACTGCACTCTCGTCATTGTAATATTTTGGATTTCTTTTTGAGTAGTCATTATCAATAGATAAATAAAAATCTGGGTTAAGACCTTTTGCTCTCATCTCATCACGATAATATGCTCTTGCAAATTTTCTACCCATGTCAAATCTAACATTGATTTCATCATCTGCTTGATACTCTTTACCATTGTCATCAACTTTAGTTATTGGCATTTGAACATTAAAACAATTATCATGGTATAACTCGCCACCACTAGAAGAATATTTACTAATCATTCTTCTAATTGTATCAACATCTTCCTGTGGTTGATGGTATCTTACAACTTTCTCAATCTGCTCTTTTGCTTTCTCACGCATAAGATCATATTGTTCTTTTGCTTGTACCAATTTATCTTTTACTTTATCTTCGTAAAAAGACTGAAATTGATCAGCAATCACTTTTCGCTTTTCTGCGTTAAGTGTTATCTTTCGTTCTTTAGTCATTTATACCTCTTTCTTTTTTATTTGACATATTTTTAAATTATCACTTGACAATAGGATAGTCAAGTATTATATTGGATATGAATTAAAAAATTCACCTAGTTTCTAGTTGTGGTGTAAAGTAGATTGAAAGAGATCCAAACACACGCACAGCTAGAACTGATCCCTGGTCCTGTGGGGTAGAGAGCCAGGATCCTGAGACGCCTCAATACTTGTGGCTCGGCGGATACCATTGGACCTGGGATCAGTGCTGATCCCTGGCTATATACAGGTTAAGCCCTGTTCGAACGGTAAACAATTGTCACCGGGCTTCACTTAAGATTATGCTGTGTATGGCCTGGGATCAGTAGTGAGGTCGCTGGAGGCCCTATAGGGTAAAAAAACTACCTCCCGAAGATCTACTGGTCCAGCTGGGATGGGCCGCGCATTGTGCGTGGACCCTGAAGCTGTAAGCTTTAAGCGGTTATACGGTCCAGCGGGCCTGACGTAAACAGCCGCAAGCTTCAAGCAGCAAGCAACAAGCTGCAAGCTGCAAGCTTGACAAATAAATATTATAGGATTATAAAGGACATATGGATACAAAAAAAGCATTAAAAATTATAGGCGGCTCCCTGAGCAAACCGTCAAAGATGCCGGGCTGGTCAATAGGTTTACCTGCCAAAGAATGCAAGACTGGCGGCAAGCTCCAAGCGGTCCCTGGTTCAGTGTGTTACGACTGTTACGCGCTAAAGGGCTGTTATGTATTTAAGGTTGTTCAGGATGCACAGTATCGAAGACTGGAAGCCATCAAGCGGCCGGCGTGGGTTGAAGCAATGGCCCACCTGATCAACAGCAAGAAGCCGGATGTGTTCCGATGGCATGACAGCGGCGACGTCCAGGACTTGGACCACTTACGAAAAATTTATGAAGTCTGTAGGTTAACACCTTCGAAGCGTCACTGGTTGCCAACCCGTGAAGCATGGATAAAGGACCACCTAACAGACAAGCCAGACAATTTAGTCATACGATTTAGCGCCCCGATGGTTAACCAACGGGCGCCTGAGTCGTGGCCCAACTCTTCCATGGTAGTGGACCAAGGTTTTCACACTTGCCCCGCGCCAGCTCAAGACAACGAATGCAGGGACTGTAGACAATGTTGGGATCCTGCTGTAAAAGTAGTTTCATATGGGAAGCACTAATGTTTAGACATCCAAAATATTATAAAGAATTACGTAAGCGTAATAAATCTGATCAGGCCATTAGTTTGAGAGAGTCGGAGACGTCCGCTGGAGAACGTGCGCCTGGTCAGGGCCTCAAGCATCAAGCTTCAAGCGCCAAGCAGCAAGCGTCAAGCAAACCAGAACCAGTTCAGGTTCAGGAAGCCTCAAGCGCCAAGCGACAAGCGTCCCAATCAGAGTAACAAGCGCCAAGCTTCAAGCCGCAAGCTACAAGCTCAGAGATTCTAGAACCACGGAACAAG